CTCAAACTGTAGCATCAGCTACGCGGAGTGTAAAACCAAGTCGCAACACAGTGAGACTCACTTCATCTCAAGTAGCAATTGCTAAAAAATTAGGAGTGCCATTAGAAGAGTATGCGAAACAATTAAAAATCACGAAGGAGGCATAAGCATATGACAAACGATAAAATAAAAACTTCCCGTGCGAGTCAAACAAGAGCTAAGACAGCTAAAAAAACTGTTTGGACTCCACCATCATCTTTAGATGCACCCCCTGCACCAGATGGGTACCATCACAGATGGATAAGAGCCGAGACTATGGGTTTTGATGATACAAAAAACATGGCCGGTAAACTAAGATCAGGATACGAGCTTGTAAGAGCTGATGAATATCCAGATCAAGATTATCCAGTTCTGGGTGAAGGAAAATACAAAGGGGTCATCGGAGTTGGCGGCCTATTGCTGGCTAGGATATCTAATGAGCTCGTTAAATCGCGCGAAGAGTATTTTAAAAAAATAACTCAAGACAAAGACGACGCGATTGCTAACGATCTTCTGAAGGATCAGCACCCAAGTATGCCGGTCAATACTGATCGACAGACTCGTGTAACCTTCGGTGGAACAAAGAAAAGTTAATTTTTTAACGATTCCTAAATCCAACGAATTAATATAAACCGTACTGGAGGCCCTTCGGGGCAGGTACATTAGGAGATAAATATGGCTAATAAAGACGCGGCCTTTGGGTTTAGACCTACAAGGCACTTAAGTGGCGGGGACATTAGAACTGAAGAATTTGCTATAGCTGCTAACTATGGTACTGCAATCTACACTGGACAAGTTGTAGAAGCGGTAGCTGGTGGCGGTGTCGAAGCGGCAGCAGCTGGGGATACTCAGCAAGCTGGTGTTTTCGGTGGCGTATTCTATACAGATCCCACTACTTCAAAACCAACTTGGAATGCTTATTATCCTGCAAGCACTAACGCTTCAGATCTTAAAGCTTCCATTTATCTGGACCCTAATATTATATTTGAAGCACAGCACGATGGAACAGGAACAGCAGCTATGAATAACTCAGGCTTTGATTTTGTTGGAGTTGGTGGAAGCACCATTTCTGGACAATCAACTTCTGAAATTGATACTTCTACTTCTGGAACATCTGGTGGTCTTAAACAAATTGGTATTTCTGTGGACCCAGATAATAGTGATACAAGTTCAGCAAATGCGAACGCATACGTTGTGTTCAACACTGGTGAGCATATCATGAAATTAACAACAGGCGTATAATTAGAATAAGGAGATAAATTATGGCAATATCACGATCACAACTAGTTAAAGAACTAGAGCCAGGATTGAATGCTTTATTCGGCCTGGAATACAAAAACTATGCTAATGAGCATGCTGAAATTTTTGATACAGAAAATTCTGACAGAGCTTTCGAAGAGGAAGTAATGTTATCTGGATTCGGAAACGCTTCAGTAAAACCTGAAGGTCAAGGTGTCAACTACGATGCGGCACAAGAGACTTTCACAGCTCGTTACACGCACGAAACGCTTGCTTTAGCGTTCTCAATCACTGAAGAAGCGATTGAAGACAATTTGTATGATAGACTTGCGTCTAGATATACAAAAGCACTAGCTAGATCAATGGCTAATGCTAAACAAGTTAAAGCGGCAAACGTTCTTAACAACGCGTTTGACAGTTCATTTACTGGCGGAGACGGTACAGAGCTTTGTGCTACTGACCACTCAATTGTAGCTGGTACTGAGCAGAATGAGCTTTCGACTGCAGCAGACCTTAACGAAACATCTTTAGAGCAATCATTAATTGACATTGCTGCACTAACTGATGAAAGAGGTCTTAAAATTGCGGCTAAAGGAATGAAATTAATTATTCCTTCTGCGCTTCAATTTACTGCTGAGAGACTTATGAAGTCTACAGGTAGAGTAGGAACAGCTGATAATGACATCAATGCAGTTGTATCAAAAGGAATGGTCCCACAGGGTTATACTGTAAACCATTACTTAACTGATACTGATGCGTTTTTCATTAAAACAGATGTACCAAATGGACTAAAACACTTTACAAGAGCACCAATCAAAACTGCTATGGAAGGCGATTTTGAAACTGGTAATGTAAGATACAAAGCTAGAGAAAGATACAGCTTCGGCTGGTCTGACTGGAGAGGTATCTTTGGATCACCAGGTGCGT